CGCGTACCCCCTCGCTCGAGGCGCCCGACGCCATCGGCGGCACGGTGCTCGTCATCGACCGTGACCACGCCGGTATCGGGCAGTCCGCTCGTGCTGGCCACGGGCAGCGTGGTGGCTGTCTCATCGACGCCGGCCGTCAACTGCGTCTGGGCGGCGTCGCGGACCTCGATGAGCGACGAATCGTCGTCAAGCCCGCCGGGGTAGTTGGTCTGCCCGATGGCCATCTACATCCCCTCGATGCGGTGGAGCTTCACCGTGCGCTCTCCGGTGACGCGGGGACTGGTGTGGTCGAACTGGATGCGGAGCTCGTACACGCCGCCGCGCTCCACGCCCGTGACGCGCATGTAGATGCTCGTGCCGGCGACCGGCGTCATGTCCAGGACCGCGCCGCCGGGCACCGCGTCGCCGGTCCGCATGTCCACCAGCGAGACGACCGGCGACGTGACGCCCTGCCCGGCGCCGAGGTCCGCCGCGGCGTCATAGATGTACTCGGCAATCTCGCCGGCCACGAGTTGCGTGCTGGGCTGGCCGCCGGTCGCGGTGACGGCCTGCACGGACGGACGCCCGGTCGCGGTCATGACTGTTCCCCTTTCAGCGTGCGCTCGCGCGGGATGCCGCGGAGGCCGCGCTCGCGGGCCTCACCGGACAGCGAGCGGTCGCGCACCGCGGCGGCGCGCATCGCCCGCTCCCGCGGCGCGCCCTCGAGGGACCGCTCGCGGGAGATGCCGACAAGCAGCACGGACGGCGCGGTGGGCGACTGGCCAAGCGGCTCCTGCGTCCAGTGGCGCCCGCCCCACAGGACGCGGCCGAACAGCGAGCGGAGGCGGGTCATCTAGACCTCCCCCAGCCCGACGATGACGGGCGCTATCGAAAGGGAACCATTGGGATGCTCGGCTTCCACGTGCCGCGGGATGTCGGCAAGGTCCACCATCATCCCGTCGCGCTCCGCGCACGACAGGCCGTCCGACGCGCCGTAGTCGTCGGGATGGTCGGGGTTGTCGTACATCTGGGCCTGTGTGACCACGCCACTGGCCTCATATCCCGCAGCACTGCTGAGGTTGTAGGCAACCTGGCTCTCAGAACGCGCAACGACAAGCGCCCGGTTGCGGTAGGTCTGGTCAAACATGGTGGACAGCCGCTCGGCAATCTGCGCCGTGCTGTTGCCGTTGGCGAGGCCCTCCGTGACGACGCGCGCCACGTCCGCCTGCGTCGTGGCGTTGATGCCGACGATGCGCCCGCCCAGCCGCTCGGTCACCTGCCGGACCTTGGGGTTGCCGGTGTTCCACTCCACCTTGACCCCGACGGTCCGCGACACGTCCCCGAACGCCAGTTGCCCGGCCCGCGTGTAGTGGGCCTCGAGCACGGCGGCGAGTTCGTCGAGTTCGCCCAGCCAGTCGATTTCCTCGAGGGCCCGGATGTCGAATGGCCGGTCCGCGCGGAGCGCCTGGGCCGTGATGCGCTTCCCCTGTTCGCGGAAGAACCGCGCCATTTCCGGGGCGAACTGCCGGGCGAGGCGGGCGAACTGCCGGCGGCCGTCGAATGCGATGAGGCGGCGCTGTTCCGCGGCGCGCATCTCGCGCGACTCGCGGCCGGCGTCCGGCGCGGCCAGCGCGGCGGGCGGGGCAGGGGCAGGCGCGGGCTCGGGCAGCGGCGCCGGCGGAATGCCGTACAGGGCGAGGTCCGCGGGCGCGACCGGCTGCGCGGTCATCGGCAGGTAGAGCACCTCGCCCGCCGGCCCGAAGCCCGGCAGGCCGCACTCCCGTTGGAACTGGTTGAGGGTGATGGCGCCGGCCTGCAACGCGAGCGTGGCCCGCTGCCAGGCCGGCGTCACGTCCGTCTGCAACGCGGAGATGTTGGACCAGTCGAATCCGATGCTGATATCGCCGGCGGTATCGAATTCCGGCATGAGGTCGCGGGTCAGCGCGCCGTCGATGCGGGCCCACGCGGGAATCACGGTGTCCTGGTAGAACGTGCGGCGGGCTTCCTCAAAATTGGAATATGTTGAGGCATCCAACCCCACCTGGGCGCCGATGAGGATGGGCGGCACGCCGTAGACGGAACAGATGTGGGCCTCGGTGAGCCGGCGCAGTTCCGGGTACGCCATCTCGTCAATCGAGAATCCGATGGTCTTGACATCGAGGCCGCTGTGCAGGAGCGCCACCGATGTCCAGTTCGTGAATCCGCCATAGGCCGCCGCCCATTTCTCCTTGATGCTGTCCGCCTTCGCCTGGTCAGCGATGACGGCCGGCGTCGTGAGCGCGACCCTTGGCACGCCGCCGTTCTGGAAGAACAGCTTGAGGTAGGACGTGGCGTCGGAGTCGATGCCGATTTCGCGCAGCGCCACCGCGATGGGCGACAGGCCCATCGGGCTCATCTCGAGGCCGGGGTTGCCGGTGATGACGAGCACGTCCTCAGCGGCCAGCGTCACCGGCTCGCGGCCGGGGATGCGGTACTCCCAGTCGGCGGGCGCCTGGTTGCGGAGGATGGGCTTCGCCCAGTCGGGGCGGAGGTGCCAGAGCTCCACCACGCGGCCGTTGGCGCTCCTCACCTTTTCGATGAGGGCGAAGCCGCACACGTCCATGTACATCTGGGTGAGGAGGATGAACTCCGCCTCGCTCATGCCGGGGTTGGGCCGCTGCATCAGGAGGCGCAGCGGATGGTCCGGGACCTCCTCCGGCTGGGCGTCGATGTCGCGGTAGACGCGGAGCGTTGCCGCCGAGACGGCCTTGGCGCGGGCCGTGACGCAGGCGAACACGGTCACGCTGGCCATGTAGCCGTCGCGGCGGTAGGTGTCCAGGCTGCGTTCCGGCCAGACGGGGCGGTCCGCCTGCCAGGGCACGGGCGTGGTGCCCAGCCCGCGGACCTCGAGGGACGGCGCGACGCGGCGCAGCGGCGCGTGGGTGGGCAGGTCCGCGCCCGTGAGGTAGCCGGTGAGGCCGTCGAGGATGCCCATTGCGCCTCCTACCAGATGCCCGGCACGGGCCGCGGCTCGCCCTCGCCCATGACGAGGGAGCGCGCGGCGTCCGCGGCATGGTCGTTCTGCTTGACTGGCTTGTCGGCTCCCGCCTTCGCCCCTTCGGGGTAGTGGTAGGTCTCGAGCTCGGCAATGAGGTTCACGCAGGACGGGTCGATGGTGAGGCCTTCCTCGAGCGCGGTGGCCACGCGGCCGATGCCCTCGAGCACGTTGTTGTTGGCCTTGATGGCCGGGTAGCCGTCCTGCACCAGTTCCTCGATGTAGCCGGCCGCCGACGGGTCCACGTAGATGGCGTCGGCGCCGGATGCGTCAGCCTCTCGGCGCAGCGCGTCGGTGATGTCCCGCGCGCTCATGTTGCGGCGGTAGACCTCCGAGGCGATGTGGATGCGGCCGTCGCCGGCCACCCGCGCGGTCAGGATGGCGGTGGGGTTGCGCGTGCCGATGTCGCAGCCGAGCACGGTCCGCCACCCGTCGCAGTCGAGTTGCCGGACGTGGCGGGCGCGGGTGAACGACGGATAGACGACGCCCTCGAATGCGACGAACTCGCCCGAGATTTCCTGTTCGCGGAACGCGCCGGTGTAGCCGAGCGATTCCACGAAGCCGTCCGGGAGCTCCGGGTTTTCCTCCGTGCTCACCCGGTACAGGGGATGGTCCGGGTTGGCGTCGCGCTCCCATTCCTCCCAGACCCAGTTCTGGCCCTTGGGCGTGCACGTCACCCACGCCTGTGGCTGGTCACCGACGCGGACGCGGCCCTTGACCACGCGCCACGCCAGCGGGTCCACGAGGCTCCCCTCGTCTACCCAGACGTAGTGCAGGTTCGGGCCTCGCAGCGTCTCCGGGTTGTCGAGACTGCGGAAGAGGATTTCGTGGCCGGTGGCCGGGATGACGAGATAGTTCTCGCTCTTGCGGAATTCGTAGGCCACGCCCAGGTCCTGCAACATGGCCAGCAACGTGCGCTGGGTGGCGTCGCGGAGCATCGGGTACGTGGGCGCGGAGACCATGCCCAGTTCGCGCTTGCCGATGCGCCGGACCACCTTGGCGGCGCCGGCGTAGGACTTGCCGGACCCGATGCCGCCGACGTAGGCCGGGAAGCGGGCCGGGTCAAGGACAAACCGCTTCTGCCGCGGGAACAGGGTGACGGTGCTCTCGCGCTGGGCGACGGCGGCCACCACTACTGCGGCCCGTCCGCGCGTTCCGCGATGACCACGGTGAGGGCGCCGGGCGTGGCCACGGCATCGGCCTCCGCCGGACGCACGCGGTCGTAGATGCTGTTGACCTCGTTGAGGGGCAGTTCCTCGATGTCGCCCGGCTCGGTCCGGCGAAGGTACTCGTCAAGGGCGCGGACGTAGAGCCGGCCGCGCTTGGCGGCGGCGCCGCGGACCATCGCCGCGACCTTTTCCGTCTCGAGCTCCACGATGCGGTCCTGCCAGCCGTACTTGGCTGACCAGTACTGCAACTGACGAAGTTTCGACGATGCGCCGCCGCACAGTTTTGCGAGCGACCGGGAATCCCCGAGCGCGTAGTACTCCGCGAAGGCCGCCGCCGCCTTCGGGGTCATCTCCGCCTGTGCCTCGCCTCGCGCCATGCCGCCCATGCAAAAGGGCCGCCCCGCTCCGGATGCCCGGATGCGAGGCGGCCCGCGTGCCACCGGTCGAATTCTCGTGCCCTAGTGTAGCAGTTAGCCTGCCGCCTCCAACGTTATGTAGAGCGCGGAGGCCCGGTGCAACTGGTAGACGCAGCCGCACTCCGGGCAGCGCAGCGCGCTGAGCGACCGGTCCGCGAGCCAGACCATGCTCACGTTGGAGGCCACCCGGACCCGTCGCCCGTCAAGCGACATGACGCCGAGTTCGGCCTGGCAGTCGCGGCAGAAGATGGTCCGTTGCTTCGTCCGCTTGCGCGGCGCCGTCACTCGGCATCGCTCTTGCGGCGCTTGCGCCCGAGCGACGGCCAGATGGCGTCCATCGCCGCGGCCAGCCGCTCCCGGTCCGGGTGGGCCGCGCTG